GTGAACTTCAGCGCGGAGCAGGCGGCCAACGCCGCGATCATCTACAACGTGGCCGCGGGCCGCGGGCTCCCGGCCAAGGCCGCGATCATCGCCATCGCCACCGCCTTGCAGGAGTCGACGCTCAAGAACCTCAACTACGGCGACCGCGACAGCCTCGGGCTGTTCCAGCAACGGCCCTCGCAGGGCTGGGGCACCCCGGCGCAGGTCACCGACCCGGTCTACTCGGCGGGCAAGTTCTACGACGGCCTGGTGAAGGTCCCGGGGTGGGAGTCGCTGCCGGTCACGGTGGCCGCCCAGCGGGTGCAGCGCTCGGCCTTCCCGAACGCCTACGCGAAGTGGGAGTCCGCCGCCACCGCCGCCGTCGGCGTGCTGTCCAAGACCGGCACCCCAGGTGCTACCGGCGCCCCGGTCGCGGGGGCTCCGGGCGCGAACGTGAACACGGGGGTGGGCGGGGCCGCGGTGGGCTCCGGCCGCAACGTGGCCCTGGTGGCCGCCAACCTGATCAAGAGTCGTCCGCCCGGGGCGATCCGCTACCGGCTCGGTGGTGACGACCCCTACACACACCCGAGCCCGACCGTGCTCGACTGTTCATCGCTGGTCGACTGGGTCTACTACAACGCGATCGGTCGCCCCATTCAGTCCGGCCGGACCACGGCCGCCTTCCAGCAGAACTGGTCGCGCGGCACCGCCATCGACGTGGCCACGGCCAAGAACGTCAAGGGGGCGCTGCTGTTCATCGGCTCCCCGGCGCACCACGTCGAGGTCTCCCTGGGCAACGGCATGACCGCGGGCGCACACACCGACGGCATCCCGCTGGAGCGCCAGGTCACCGTGGGCCCGGCGGGGAGCGGCTGGACTGGTGCCGCGCTGATGCCCGGTGTCGACTACAAGGACGCCGCCACCACCCAGGCGGCCGCCGCGGTGGTCAGCAGGGTGATCAACCAGCCAACCACCGTCTCGGACCCGAACGAGACCGGCACCGGCACCTTGGCCGGAGGCGCAGGTGGAGCCGGGGGAGCAGCCGCGGGCCCGGACGGCAACGCGGCCTTCAACGCCTTCGTCAACGTCTACGTCTGGGGCTTCCAGCGCAGCTACACCGGCGACCTGCTCTCCGGTGCCCGGGCTCTGATGAACGACGAGCCGATGCTGCCGTGGATCTCGAACCTGATGGCCACGATCATGCGCAGCTGGTGCTCGGCGCCCAACGGCGACTTCATGGCCTGGTTCCCGGACTACTTCGGGCTCTGGGACTCCGCGGCCAAGATGAACGTGAAGTCGATCGAGCTACAGGACTTCACGGTGGAGTGGTACGACCAGGAGATCGTCACCCACCAGTACGTCGTCGGCGTGCCGATGGCGATGTTCGACACCCGCACCGCCACGGTCACCGCGTCCCAGGGCGGAGCCGGTTCCGGCAGCGGGCTCTACTGGATGATGTCGACCCAGGGCGTCGCCACGATGGACTTCCCGGAGATCTTCCAGGCGGTCTTCGGGATCACCGCGAGCCAGCAGTTCGTCAACGAATACCTCGACCGGTTCGGTGGCCGACCGAACGTCATCAATGCCCCAACCATTCGCTGGAATTCGGGCGCCGAGTTCTTCATGGCGCTGTATCTGTTCATGCAGCGGTGGGCCAATCAGTTCCGGGCCGACGTGCCAATGACCTTCATGCCGGAGTTGTGGCCGGGGATGCTGCTGGTGCTGCCGGAGTTCCAGTTCCAGGCCTACATCCTGGAGGTCAACCACACCTTCCAGTTCGGGCCCGGCGGCGGATTCTCCACCCGGGCGAAGATCTGCGCTCCAGCGCGCACCTCGAAGAAGACCGACATCTTCGGCCTGCTACCTCTTGCCGGGAGTGCCCGATGACCGGGGTCTACGGAGTCAGCCAGCCCGCCTACCGCGGGGCGCTCGGACACGGCGCCGCCTACAAGGGCGTGACCGTGGTGTCGGTGGACACCGACAAGCGGATGGCGCTCGCGCGCGACGAGTTCGGCTCGTTCATAGAGATTCGTTGCGACATCCTGCGAGCCAAGGGCAACCTCCCGGCCCCGGGCGAGCAATGGCTCATCGACCAGCAGTACGGCCAATGGACCTTCGCCGCGATCATCACCGGCGGCACCGAGGGCGTGATCATCCCGCCGGACAACGTCACCGGGCTCACCGAGACGCTGACCGATACCGACAACCGGATCACCACGGTCGCCGACAACGCGCTCACCCGGGACAACGCCCTGGACACCCGGGCATCCACGCTGGAGACCAACACCACGAACCAGGCGCTGGCCAAGGGCGACATCCTGGCCGCACCGGCCGCCGGGGCGCTGCAACGGCTCGCCGTCGGATCCGGGCAGCAGGTGCTCGCCGTGGATCCGGCGATGGCCACCGGGCTGCGCTGGGTCACCCCCACCGCGCTGCCGTATGCGGTCACCGGTGCGACGCAGAGCGGCTGGCTGTCCGGGCACACCCTGGCGGGCGCCCCAACCACCGGCACGCACGTGGTCGGCGAGTGGGTCATGGACCGCAACGGGGTGGCCTGGTGCTGCACCGTGGCCGGGACGCCAGGCACCTGGGTGAGTCAGCCCAGCACCCGGATGACCGCGAACGAAACCAACATCACCAACCTGCAAAACGCGAACCAGGCCTTTGGCCGCCACTACTGGTACTCGAATGCTGGCATCTGCGCGCCAGGCACGGAGTACGTCCCGCCGGGCTACACCGCTCAGTACAACGACGGGATCGCCAACATTGCCACGGCGTCCTTCCGCTTTAACCGAGCAGGCCGCTGGGGACTGACTGCGGCGTGCTACTCCAACAGCGGCGCCGAAGGGATCATGCAGTTCTACCTCCAGCAGGGCAACCCCAGCTTCTATGGCGGCCCCAGCTGGGTGCTGTCGGACCGGAGGTACCGGAAGAATGGTGCCGGAGCTGGAGCCTGGACGAACTCGGGCAATCTAGAACAGACCATCAGCTGGACGGGGTGGGTGACAGCAGCCGCGGCTGCCGTTTACTTCACGCCACGGGTGTACTGGAACTGTCCGACTGCCGGAGTCGCCGGTAACGCCACCGATGTCAATATCAACGTTGACATGCAGTACATGGGACCCAACTGAAAGGAATTGTCATGCCAGCCACTCCGTATTTGCCCGCCCCCCAGCCAATCAATTTCATCCAATGGACCGGCGACAATGCCACAGAAGTGCAGTCCATGCTCTCTGCCGATATCGGTACCCATCGCTATCTTAATTATTACGTCGACTTCGCTGGGAATAACCTGCTGATCGTCGATACGGCGGAGATGTGCAACGTCCCGCTCAACTGGTACGTCGGGTTCGACCAGGCCAAGGGTGAGGTGATCAGTTTCGACCCAGCGACATTCGAGCAGCGGTGGGCACCCGTCGACAATAGCATCGACCAAGAAAACGAGTAGGCAGGACGGTGTCAACGCCATAGGGCCCAACGGCTGAGCCTGTCCATTACTGACGGTCGAGCACTAAGAGATGAAGGGAGGTTCCGATGAAGACATTGGCGCTGTTCAATGGAGATCTGATGCCAGCCCAGGGCGGGTACTTCCTCTTCACCGGAGTCGACCGCATTCGCCAGGACCTGACGCTGTCGCTCATGGAGGAGTACGGCACCGACCGCTTCCACCCGCGGTGGGGCTCGGTCATCCGGCAGTACATCGGCAACGTGATCACGCCGCAGCTGGAGCAGCTGGTGAAGGCCGAGGTCAACCGGGTCGTGCAGAACTACATCATGATCCAGCAGGCTGAGGTGCTGCGGGACTCCCAGGTGGACGTAAAGGGCCGATTCACCACCGCCGACGTGGTGCGCTCGCTGCTGGGGATCAAGACCACGGTGAACACCGACCGGATCGACGTGCAGCTCGCCCTGGAGACCCTGGCCCGCACCACCGTGACCGTGAAGCGACAGGTGGTGAGCTGATGCCCTCGACCGCAGACATCGTCTCGAAGATGGTGCTCGCGCTGCGTGCGTCCGAGCCCGACATCGACACCTCGGTCGGCACCCCGCTGCGCAAGATCCTCGACGCCGTCGGCGAGTCCATCGCCGAGGCCTACGTCGACCAGCACCTGATCACCTACGCCTACGACATCGACGCCAAGGTCGAAGGCGACCTCGACGACTTCGTGGCGCTGTTCGGCTTCGCCCGGATCCCGGCGCAGCGCAGCCAGGGTGTGGTCACCTTCTCGCGGCCGAACGATGACGTGTCGAACCAGACCGCGGTGACGATCCCGCCCGGTACCCAGGTGGCCGCGCTGACCACCCCGCTGGTCTACGTGCAGACCACCACCGGCGCCGTGATGAACCCCGGCCAGTACACGGCTGAGGTGCCCGTACAGAGCCTCGTGGCCGGTCCCCGGGGGAACGTGGCCGCCGGGCTCCTCACGCAGCTCGTGGACCCGCTGGGGACCCTTTCCAGCTCGGTCAACGTCAACGCCCTCACCGGCGGCAGCGCCCAGGAGTCCGACCCGGAGCTGCGGGCCCGGTTCAAGGCCACCGTGTTCCGCTCGCTGGCGGGCACCCAGGCGATGTACGAGGGCGTGGCGCTGGAGCTGCCGCAGGATCCGACGCTGCCCGACAGCCGGGCGGTCAGCCGGGTGAACGTGATCGGCAGCTCGAAGCGGTGGCGCGAGCAGGTCCAGATGGTCGGCGGGGCCGCCGCCTCGATCATCAAGGGCGCGGCCTACATCTTCCCGGACAACGTCTACTGCGGGGTCAACCTCGACGGCGGCAGCCTGCTCACCCCGGGCGTGCACTACGCGTTCAGCGCGACCAACCCGACCAACCGGGCCGACGCCTCGGCCACGCTGTCCTCGCTGTCCGCCTCGGCCATGCCGGACGGGCTCTACGACCTCGACTTCGAGTATGTGCCGCAGGCCAGCCGCAACGACCCCGGCAACACCCGGTTCGCCCTGGGCGGGGTGAACAACCGGGTGGACGTCTGGGTGGACGGACAGATCATCACCAACGCCACCCAGTCGGTGGTCTTCTCCGACGTCAAGAAGTTCGCTGCGACCGGCACCTACACCAACACCCGGTTCAGCCAGGACAGCGACGTCACGCCGAATCCGCTGGTCAACAACATCTTCATCCCGCTGGCCTTCGGCCCGGTGCTGACCGTGCCCGACCAGATGACGATCGCGGGCGTCACCTACGTCGAGGGCACCGACTACTGGATCGTCCACCAGAACGACTGCTTCGGGTACACCGCGCAATCGCTGTTCGGATTGGCGTGGACCGCTGCCCGGCGTCCGGCGAACAACACCGTCTTCTCGATCACCTACACCTACAACAAGGTGGCCCGCGCTCTCCAGGACAACATCGCCCAATGGCGCCTGGTGGGAACGGACGCGAAGATCCATTGCGGAAAGGTCATTCCGCTGCGGTTCAACCTCGCGGTGATGTACGACGTGCGCTACGACCCGAGCGTGGTCAAGACGCAGATGGACCAGGCCCTGGCGGATTGGCTGGGCGGGCTCGGATTCGAGGCCCAGCTCCAGGTGTCGGACGTGCTCCAGGTCGCGCACAACACCCCGGGTGTGGACAACGTGCGGTTCCTCAACACCACCGACTCCGCCACGAACTACTCGATCCAGCGGATGAGCCAGTTCGCCACCAACACGATCTTGCAGACCTACGCCACCGGCGGCCGGGCGACCGACCTCCAGTTCGCTGATGATCAATACCCGGTCTTCCACTCGACGGTCGTGAGCCAGCGCGCGGCCAACACGTTCGGGGTGCTCTGATGACTTCCCCCGAGCCGATCTTCACCAACAACGGCGACTTCGACAGCCGGATCGCCAACGCTGCCCAGCAAGACCTGATGACCATGCAGTTGGGCACCAACGCGGTGGAGAGCGACTCGACCAAGGTCGTGTCCGACCCGATGCTGCCGGACCGCGCGGTGATCGACCGGCTCGGGCACATGGACCCAGAGCTGTACGACCTCAACGAGTCCAGCCACCTGATGAAGCTGCTCAACGTGCTGCTCGGCGGGGCGGGCGCCGGAGGACTGCGCAAGCAGATCGCGGTGGCCCGGCTCCAGAACAGTTTCCGGGGCATGCACTTCCTGGACCTCGACCGGTTCTACGGCGCGCTGTTCGGGATCAAGCGCACCAACACCGAGGTCATGCCGGACTTCGGCACCCTGAACGATCCGGCGATCTTCGACCCGTACACCGACGCCGCGGGCAGCGACGTCTGGGACGACATCCACTCTCGGGACGCGAGCTACCGCGACCGGCTGATCAAGTTCGCCCGGGCGCTGCCGCTCGGTGGCACCTACGCGGGCCTGCGCGCCGCCGCGGAGGCGCTGCTCTCGGTCGAGTGCGAGATCTACGAGAGCTGGACCTGGGTCGACGAGCAGAACGCCGCCGCCGCGCAGCCGCCGGTGCTGATCTACACCTACACCGCCCTCAACAACGCCTTCCCGACCTTCGACCAGCTCAGCGCCTCGCGCACCTGGTCCAACCTCTCCGCGAGCGGCACGGCCGGTACCTACTTCCTCGGCCGGACCGGGCAGAAGAACCGCTCCGAGGTGCTGATCCAGCCCAAGCGGCAGCTCCGCCTCGACGAGGCCTACCAGGCCCAACGGGTGATCCGGCAGCTCCAGCCCGCGGGCACCCAGGTCAACTTCGACCCCGAGGGTCTGGCCATCCACCAGCCCGTCCCGCTGCGCGCGGTCGCCGCCGACAGCGAGCATTGGGAGATCATCTACAAGACCACCCCGGCACCCTCGCTGGTCTCCCCGGTCTCCAGCGAGCCGGTCTACCCGCAGCCGGACCCGACCGAGTGCCAGCCGCGCCCGGCGCTGTCGGGGTACCAGGGCGAGAAGTGGTGCTACAACAACGACATCATCACGGTCTCGTCCTACAAGATGCTCTTCCGCTCGGTAGTCACCGTCACCAACTACCAGACGGTGGTGTTCCGGGACGGGGTCACGAAGGCCTATCTGACCAGCCACGCCGTGATCGACGGGCAGACCGTGCTCGCCGGGCGGGTGGTGGCTGACGGGGTCATGACCAGCTACGCGTACTCGTCGCGGGTGGACGTCTCGGTCCTGAAGAACGTGAACTACGCGAGGTCGTACTGATGAGCAGCGTCGTTCTCTACTCGAAGACCAAGGTCAAGATCAAGACCAAGGTGAAGATCAAGACCTCGGTCACCGCGGCCTGGTCGGACAACATGCACCTGGAGCGGCTCCAATCGTCGATCCAGCTCAACCAGACCTCGGTGTCGAGCACCCAGGGGACCGACACCCAGCGGTTCTGGGCCACCCCGGACCGGGACTGCGACGACGACTCCGACGAGTGCATGGAGGTCGCCCTCTCCACCGTCCGGCTGGTCAACCACATCACCTTCGACCTGGCGAAGTTCCCGCACGGCTGCTGGCTGGAGTACTACGACGACGACCGCAACGACTGGTTCCCGTTGCAGCGCGCGGACCGGGACCGCGAGGAGGACTGCTACCACGAGATCTCCGAGTGCAACCCGCCGGTGATCCCGTCCGTCGGCACCATCAACGGGCACTACCACCCGCAGCACTCGTACTCGGGGCATTGGGAGTCCACCGAGTGGTACTGCCGCCCGGTCCGGTTCAAGCGGATCCGGGTCATGCTGCGCCGCCACAACCGCGGCCGGAACCCCTGCAACTCGCTCGGCAAGCGGATCGCCTACTCGCTGGCCGTGCGCGCGTTCTACTGCGGCTACAAGGTCTACTCGCTGGACTGCGTGCCGACCCCGCAGCCGGTGCTGACCAGCTACACCGAGCACCAGGAGATTGCCAGCACCACCGACATCCTGGGCTCGCAGGTCTCCTACAGCTACCGGGTCAACCGGGCCAGCAACATCCTGCTGAACGACCCGAACGCCCCGGGCGAGACGCTGATCTGGCGCTCGGAACCGCAGCCGTTCCCGGAGGCGGTGGTCAACTACTTCATGGACGTGCGGGACAACGACGGCGAGCCGCAGGTGCTCGACCGGTTCTACATCGACCCGCTGACCGACGGCGCCAACGTCAACCTCTACTACTCCGACGACGAGCCCGACGACGACTTCGAGGCCCCCGACGAGCCGCTGCCCCCGCAGGTCGTGGTGCCCGCCGGACAGCTCGCCCAGAGCGACCCCCTGGGGGCCAACGACCAGACCTTCGGCCGGGTCGGCTGGGTGGACGTCGACAACGGGCCGCTGTGCTTCCGCCCGGCCCGCAAATGGTGGTTCGGCGCCCGGCTGAACTGGAAGTTCCTGCGCTCGCTGGACATCCTCGATCACCCGATCTTCGACTGCGGCGCCTTCCATCTCGCCTGGACCCGGTACGGCCTGCGGTTCGCCACCGAGCACGGCGACTACTTCCACGTCGACTGCGACAACTTCGACCCGGCCACCGACTTCACCTTCATGACCTGGCACACCGAGAGCGAAGTGCACACCCGCATCCGGGTGAATGGTCAGTACTTCTACGCGTCACGGTCGTTGTCGGTCTCGCTGACCACCACGACCATTGCCAAGATGCGCATCGCCGGGTTCATGTCGAGCACCACCATTTCGGCCGACTTCCGGTTCAAGCACATGGTGCTGAAGGTCGACCAGCACATGGACGACGACACGTGCTTCGACTTCCTCCGGGACCCCGAGCCGTATTGCGTCAAGCCCGAGTTCAGGGTCTACGACAAATTCAAGACGAACAACGCCATTCTCCGGTACAACCCCGGCTTCGTCTCCCCCGACTACCCGGTGGGGCTGAAGGGCGGCGGGCCGACCAAGTACTCGAATATGGAATGGGCGCCGGTCGCCCGGGATTATGTGCTGCGCAAGGGCTTCATGTACTTCCCGCCGACCAAGGCGAAGTACTGGAAGTTCGAGTTCTGCGGGCTCACCCCGGAGCCCTACGAGGTCTACGTCCCGATCAAGAAGACGGTGAAGACCTACCGCACCGAGATGTGGATGGTGCCGGACCCGGTGCCGGTGGTGGCCAAGAAGATCGCCGTGCTGGTGCCGGGTATCTCGGTGTCGGTCAACGTCGGGGTCAGCGTGAGCTTCCGCAGCTCGACCTCGATCAAGGTGAACGCGAGCAACGGCTCGGTCTCGGTCAAGGGCTACAGCTCCACCTCGGTCCGGGTGGCCACCAGCGTCTCGGTGCAGGTGAAGCTCAACAGCGTCTCGTGGGTCTGGGGCTTCGTCCCAGCGCACCCACCGACCTACACCCCGCGGTTCGAGACGAAGTGCGTGCACGAATACGACTACATCGAGGTCGAGCAGAAGACCAAGATCGGCTACTACGTCGGGCTGAAGAGCGTGCAGCCCTACCGGGTGAGCTACGTGGCGGTCGACGACGCCGCCCAGTACACCGAGCTGTTCCAGGACCGGGCCAGCCTCGACGTCGACTCCGGCTGGCAGCTGACCGCCGACCACGAGCTGACCTCCGGCGACTCGCGCTACGCCCAGGTGCAGAGCCGGATCCTGCGCTCGAACCGGATGGTGCGCGCGGTGCAGTTCGCCACCACCCAGACCGCGCCCAACCAGCTGCTGCCCGACGACGACTTCGACTCCGCTGAGCCCGCCGACAACTGGCGCGAGGTCGGCGACGGCACGATGGCGCCGTTCACCTCCCACGACGAGCGGCTGGGCTCGACGCTGCGGGTGGACCGCTCCTCGCGCGAACCGAGCTGGTCGGAGATGAACAGCAACCTGATCTACACCACGTGGACCTCGGTCGAAGGCCGGACCTGGAACGCGGTGCAGAGCAGCGGTAACCCGGCGCAGGCCTTCGGCGGCATCGAGAACAAGGTCGCCGCGGTGACCCCGCCCGGGGGCCGGATCTACGCCGCCGCTCGGGCGGTGGCCCCGGCCGACCTGACCAGTCCGCTCTACGTCCAGATCATCGACGACGAGACCGGGCGGGTGCTCTCCGAGTCCGGCGCCGAGGTCAAGGCGAACACGATCACCGAGTGGGTCACCAGCTACACCATCGGCGAGGGCGGCGAAGCGCTCGCCTGGCGCTGGCGGGACTTCTCCAGCAACCCGGTCTACCCGACCTATGTGGACAACTTCAGCCGCGCCAACTCGCCCAGCTTGGGCAATCTGCTGACCAATCAGGCCTGGCTCACCACAACGACCTCCGCGGGCACCCACGCGATCGTCTCCAACGAGGCCGTGACCACGGTCGACAACCAGTACGACTACGTGGAAGCGCTGACCCCCTGGGGCACCCTGGAGATGTCGATCGGCGCCATGGGGTCGGGCACCGCTCGACCGCTGATGAACTTCAGCCCGATCACCATCGGCGACGACGGCGTGATCAACTACACCGGCGGGCGCTCGGCACTTCCCGCGACCACCGTGCTGGGTCGTGCGGTGCAGGTCGGTGACGCGGTCCGCGTCGACATCATGCCGATGGCGCAGGTGCCCACGAACCGGCGTCCGGCGGGCTGGACCGACAACGTCACCGCCCCGTACGCGCTGCTGTTCTACCTGAACGGCACCTGGGTCACGACCGTCGGGCACCGGCACGGCTCGCGCACCCGGCGCGGCTTTCAGGGGCGGGTCAACCAGCACTACCGCTCGTTCGCTTGGACCCCGGGCATCTACGGCCCGTTGCCGGGCCCGGTGAGCGCGCTGCTACCGGTAGGTGCCAACGGCTCGTTCGACGCCCAGCGGCTCACCTGGACCGACAACGAGGGGTTCGTCTGGGCCACCACCGGCACCCTGGACAACACCACCACCGCGGGTGTGCTGACCTTCACCAGCGCGGGCGCCCGGATCGTCACCGACACCCGCTACTGGTACGGCGCGCTCTCCGCGGG